CTCCAGCCATTTGAATGGTCGGGTGAGGGATAAACCCCACCTCTTCCACCAGAACGCCCCTATAGGCCTCGTATGCAGCCCTCGCGAACTGCTCTTGCTCAATGCCCCACTGGAGGGAAGAATTGGTGTAGCCCTCTGCCCGATTGCCAGTGATCCGCTCCAGGACTAGCTGAGTCATGTAATTGCCGCGATCAGCCCCGTAGCCGGTCTTGGTCTTCGCTAGCACTTTGTGCAGATTGCTGGCGGTGACTTTACCCAGACGCTGCTGGAACCACTCGTCGGTGCGCTGCTCATCCATTGGATTTCTCCTGCTTGGCACGAGCGATCCGGGCTGCTTTTGCCTCGATCACCTTCTTGATGGATTCCTGGTGGCCTTGGCAAGCCTCGTAGGCCTGTTTGTAGATCGTCTGAAGCTCTTCCCCGGTCACAGTGGCCTCAATGGCTGCAAGCCAGTCTGTAACGTCAGGCGCATCACCCTCTGGCAGATCTTCCCCGGCATAGATGTACAAACCCAGGCCATGCAGACTCAGAGCCTTAGTCATGCAGCGCATGATGGCTGTGTTGACCTGGAAAGCATCTGGGTTAGGGATAGCCTTGTTTCGGTGATCCATAACTGGAAGCTGGCAGGTCATTGCCTTGCCAAAGATCGTCACAGTGACCCAGACCAGCGCAGTGCCTCCTGGCAGAGTCATGAACGGCTCTTCGGTGTACTGATCTCTCTTGAACGTCTCGACCTTGAAGGTGGCGGTTGGATCAGCCTTCAATGCTTCAGCCCAGGCCCAAGCCCACGATAGGTAGGTCAGGTTGGACTTCTTCTCGGTATGCTCGTTGACGTTAGTCTTGAGCAGATTCTCGATACTCATCTTCTCTCCTTGAAAGACCCCGGCGGGATTGCTAGGGCATGGGGATGGATTGTACAGTTCTCTTAACGCCACACAAGACTTTTTCATAGGGACTTACCCTAACCCGTGGCCAGTGAATGTAGAGTACACTGTACGGATGACCAAAGAAGAGGCAATCAAAAGGGCGGGTTCGCAGGCTGCACTGGCTCGGATACTTGGAGTCTCCAGGGGCGCAGTGAACCAGTGGAAGCAGATGCCACAGGGCCGCGTCTATCAATTGATGGTCATCAAACCCGAGTGGTTTGTAGGGGCTTGACAAGTCCATAGAAATCCTAGACACTTCATCCCGTTGTCGTAGTTGTCAACAAAGTGAAGCCGTTTACTCATGCGTCTGACCCGAAAGGGTACAACTACCGGACGCAGTAGTAAGCGGCTTTTTTGTTTTCCGAAGACAACCGTCAGGGCGCGTTAGCTGATGGTCTGCATGGACTGAACCCGAGAAACACCGCACACCGACACACCCCGGTGCAAAAGGCGACCAGCGTTGATTGACCGACTGGTAAAGCGTGAGGGACACGGTGGAACAAGACCTCTCGTATAAGCGAATCAATCCGTCAGGCGCACTTGGGCTGATGACTGCTTTTTTGGTTTAATTAAGATGAATTGCGGTAGCAGATCGAAAGCTGGAGCGGGAGGATCGTAGTTATCCACCCTTGGGGAACCTATGACTGAAAGGAAATCAATGTTTGAGAGTGGATTCGACAGATTCTGGGCAGCATGGCCCAAGTCATTCAGAAAAGGCGGCAAGGCAGCTTGTCTAGCCAAATGGAAGAAGACCTACTGCGAAACGTGTGCAGATCAGATCATTAAGCACGTTGAGTGGATGAAAACCACAGACCAGTGGAGAAAAGACAACGGTGCATTCATCCCAGCACCACTTGTCTACCTCAACCAGCAGCGTTGGGATGGGGCTGAAATTCCAGAAATCAAAAAGCCCCTCACAATGGAGCAAGAGTATCAGCAGCGTATTGCCAACACAGTCCCGATGCCTGACCACATCCGGGAGCGGCTGGCTCAGATCAGGCGGGGCGTATGAGCGCAAACCAAACCCAGGTGGGCGGCACACACTACACCGCCAAGTCAATACAGCCTTGGGAAGCGATGCAGGCTTGGATGAGCGAGGAGGAGTTTTCTGGGTTCCTGCGCGGCAATGCCATCAAGTATTTGGTGCGATACAAGGACAAGGGTGGCGTAGAAGACCTACGCAAGGCCCGGCACTACTTGGATAAACTCATTGAGATGAACATCAAACCATGACCCATGAGCAAGCCCAAAAAATCCTCGACAAAGTACGCGAGGGTGTTGCCTACCCGTCCGGTGTTGTGGATTTCGCCCTACAGCTCACCGGAGACCTTGATGCACATGAGGCGCACGGAAGCCAGGGAATGGCTAGAGCGATACAAACGCAAGGCCAGACAAGTTGGGGCAGAGCAGGCCCGGATTTGGTGGAGCGTAATCATTTCGGCCATTGAGCGTAAACGGGGCTTAGACGCGGCAACCGAACTGCGTAGACTCATGAACGAGGAGCGTAAGAAATGACCTTTATGGTTCAGTTTCCGATTGACGCAAACCCAGTACCGAAGGGCAGGCCTAAATTCAGCAAGATCGGTGGCTTTGTCCGAACGTACACGCCCCGCAAAACCAGCGACTATGAAACCATAGTCCGGGAAACCGCAAAGCAGGCAATGGGGCCGACTGAAGTGCTAGAAACGCCTGTAGCAGTCTATCTCTACATCAGGCTACCTATCCCTAAGTCATACCCTAAAAAGCGATCTGAGGCCTGTTTAAGGGGCTTAGAGAGGCCAACCAAGAAACCGGACATTGATAACCTAGCGAAAAGTGTCCTGGACGGGCTAAATGGGGTGGTTTATGTGGATGATGGCCAGATCGTCAGCCTCCATGTGACCAAGGTCTATTCGTCTGCGCCTGGGGTTGATGTGCTAATCAAGGAAGAGTTGCCATGAACCATGTAGCAAATTGGAAACATCAATACCTAAAGACTGGGCAGATAACAGCCGTCTACCCTGTCACTGGCGAGCCATTTATCGGCAGGGTTGATCGCGTGCGGAAAAACAAGTACGGGCGCGTTTCCTATGAGGTAAACGGGCGCATGGTGATGGCTGAAGAATTGTTCCCGGGTCAACAGCAGGAAAAGCTCAAGATACCCTACACGGTCAACTTGTAAACAGCCTATCAACAAAAACGGCCCCGAAGGGCCATTCTTATCGCTTGCCTAGGATGATCCTAAGCAGCAAGGCTAGTCCAGCGTAAAGCATACCGAGGCCTCAATCTGTTCAATGATAGTTGGGTCAAGCACAGGCAGGATATCCAGCCCATGCACCTTTGCAGACATTAGGTAGGCCACTGGTGGCCATGCTGGGCCACATGTTGGCGACTCTGGGTCAGTGTTTGCGGGTTCGCCTGGGTCATACTCAAGCTCACAATCAAGCTCGATTCCTGACCCAGCAGAGTAGGTGTGCTGAATGGTTCGCACGTCAGGCCCTCCAGACGAGTAGATCAGCAAACAAGACGGCAATGGCCAGCAGGTAAACGATCCCGAGAATGATGCGATGTGCCATGATTTCTCCAGATGGATTTCAGATGGATTTCAGATGGATTTCAGATGGAAGCAGGAAAGGGCCAGGGTTCAGGCTGCAATAGGTCGAAAAACGTCCAAGAGCGGCAATTGATGCATTGCATACGGTATTGCCCGCGCCCTGATGGATAACCGGCATCTTCTGCCGTGTCGGGGTCTAAGGGTGTGCAGCAGGAAAAGCAGCCCCATTGGGCCGCAATCCCTGCCGATTGATAAGCAGGGAATTTACTGTTAAGCATATGCCGTCCAGTGTGACGACTCAAAAAGGGGCTTGTCAGCGATTTTCGCAACCGGTTTCATGCGGTATGCGCTGGCAAATGAGTAAATGCGAATCGATGGTTCTCCAGATACCATACTGACCTTTTTACGCATGGCATCGCCCCTGTAACTGCCCAGCAAGGGTACGCATTGACCCTGCATAAACTCGGTTTCCTGCCGATCTTGCCCGATCTCACGGATTTCCACCATTTGCCCAAGCACGGCGGTAACCTCATAAAAATCGATATTGGTTTGATCGTATCCCCAAGAGCATCGGAAAACGTCCCCGACCTTGACATCATGGGGCGCGCTGCGCTGGGCCTTGTGCTTGGCCTTGCGATCTTCCCAAGACATCAAGCCCGCCAGGGTTTCGGCGATCTTGGCATCAAGACGGGTCAGGTCTTGAAATCGGTAGTGCCAATCAGGTTTAGAGCGCTTACCGCCGAAGGCTATCGCAACAATGCGCGGGCTTGTGCTGGCGTAAACCTCAAACCCGAAGCGCTCATCTTTAGCGTAAAGTGTATAACCGGAAGGGATATAACGAGTGTTTTTCATGCTAAATACTCCAAAGAGACCCCGAAGGGAATACAGTGCAACAGCGCACCCCATAGCACCCGGATGGATGCTACAGGGTAGGCTGTCAGTAGCCGAACATGAATGACGGTAGGGCTTGTTTTCGGATCAGGCTGGATCGCTTGGCTGGATGCATGTGGGCGACATCCATCCATTTGCTGTGGGCCTCGATGGCGACATCGTGCTCCAGCATCGCACCCTGGGTCAGTTTGTCATTGCCTCCGAATGTGACCGCATACAGCGCATGGCGAGCCAGAGCCAGTTTTGCGGCATGGCGTGCTGCCTCTGCCTTGTTGATTGCTTCGATCTTGGTCATCGTAGTTCCCCTGAAAAGACCCCGTGCGATGTGCTAGGGCATGGTTAGTATTGTATAGGCATCTGAACACCTGGGAATAGGGACAAACCCTAATAGACCACTAGGGGAAACCCTTAGAATCCAGGGCCTGAACAATCAACAATGTGAGCAAACGCTAATGGCCAGACCATGCCGTCAGGACACCCGGATTTTCCACAGGCCAATCACGCCGGAACAAAGGGAAATCCTACTAGATGCCGGTGATGGTGACATCACTGTAGGGTTCAACGAATGCCTGGAATTGTGGCGGTCAATCCACCCGCTCAATGGTCGC